AGGGTTCAAGAATCCTGGCGAATTCTGGGTTGATCCTGACAGCCTTCCCCCGGCGCAACCAAAGCAGGCGCTACCTGATCCAAAGATACTGTTGGAGCAGGCCAAGTTGCAGAATGACGTGCATAAGACGCAGGCAGAGATGCAGATCGAACAGCAGCAGGGCGCTATGGAACTTGAATTCAAGCGGCAAGAGGCTGAATTGGATCGCCAGAACGAAATGGCGATGATGCAACTAAAAATAGAATCCGAAGAACGTATCCGAGCTGCGGAATTACTGATGGAGCAAACCAGAGGTATGAATCCTGCAAGTAGCAGCTCTGAACCTGATAATGATGACTCCAATGAGCAATCATCAAATGTTAAGATTATGCTAGAACAAATGCAGAATACAATGACCACTCTTGCAGAATCAATATCCGCTCCAAAAATAGTTGTAAGAGATGAGGATGGGACTGTTGTTGGCATTCAGACGCTGGGTGAGGATGTATCTGTACAAAAGTCGGTAATCAGGGATAATCAAGGAAATATCGTTGGACTTCATTGATGGAGGAACTATGACGCAACCACTTATCTTTACCAGCAAAGGGAATCTTCCACTCGCAGACCTTCATCATGAAGTAATATGGGATGTTTCAGACGACAAAATCATCTTCACTGAGTCTTATTTCCTTGGCGATGAATGCGTCAAGAAAAGTGCTCATGTTAAATTTTTAACTGGTGTCGCCATGTCTGGTGTTACCGCATACTAAGGAGAATTATTATGAGTTTGACCACATGCATGCCCTTTCGGGCAAAAACAAATTTCCTCTCTGGCGCACACGCGGCTGGAGATACTTACAAGATGGCGTTGGTCAAGGTTGGACACACAGGAACGTACAACAATACATTCGATGGTGTAGGAACACCTGGAACTGGTGCTCCATCTGTAACCAACCTTGGTACGGATGAAGCGTCAGGCACGGGTTATACCGCTGGCGGTTTCACGATGGCAGGTTATGCCGCAGGCAACAACGGTACGACCGAGGCATGGATCGACTGGACTACTGACCCTAACTGGACAACGGCTACCATAAGCGCGGTCGGGGCAATCATCTATAACGACACTGATGCTGGAAAACCTGCTGTTGGCTTGTATGACTTCGGCGGAACGGTATCAAGCACTGCCGGGACATTTACTGTCACCCTACCCGCTGCCGCCGCTGGTACGGCTGTTGTGCGGATTGCTTAACATGACGCTCCGCGACGAAATCCTCTCTCGCCAAGATTGTGCCGATGCGCTTGCCGCAAGAGATTGTGGTGCGCTCGCGGCGATTCTCTCGGTTGGGCGCACAAAACTGATCGAGCGCAATGTCGGCTATGGCACCGTCATGGATACGCTAGGCGCGGAAGCGGGCGCGGCATTCCTCGATGCGCTGACAAGCCTTGCCGAGGTGAGTAGCCCGGTGAAGTGGGCGCTCAAGCTGCTCGACCGTGGCGAATTGAATATCGGCTCAATGGCCACGCAGTTGCAGCTTGATGCACTGGCGGCAGGCGGGGCAATGCCCGTCGAAGTTGCCCAGGTGCTCAAGGCACTGGCCGTGGTCGATGATCCTGTGAGTGTGCAAGAAGTCGCGGCTGTCTGTTGGTCGGATGATGGCCAATGGTTATTTAAGGGGTAACGTATGGCTATCGCACACGCAACCGTAGCAGCGCAAGCAAGCGCATCGAATGCAGCGGCAGGAACAACAACCGGATCATGGATTGACCTGACGGCAGCATATAAAGCATCAATTCTTGCCTTGATTACCAACGGGGGCACAGGCCCGACCGTGGCGTGCACCGCACGCATTGATTTGTCGCCGGATAATGGTACGACGATCTATACGGGATCAGGCGGATCGTTTCAGGCAGGAATCACGGCAAGTACAACTTATGCAGCTAATTTCAGCTTGCCGGAAGATACGATGTACGCCCGAGTCGTATTCACCGGGAATACCGCGCAGGCCGTGACTGTTCAGGCGGATGTAACCAAGCTGACGGGGATTTAATCCACCATGCCTGCCAAGAATAAGCAGGGCAGGATATTCCTCCTCGACCGAGCCAAGGCGGCACAAACCGGCACGTTCTGGCTGTCTCTGTTCCAGGAAGAGAAGCTTGTCCGCGACTTGGTAGGCGGTCAAGATGTTGCCAACCCTGGCGGGTTTGCCATTGATGAAGGCGGGTCTGTCGCCACGTTCAACGGTTCGCAACAGCAAAACAAGACGATTGTCTTCCCTTCAGGGGCTGTCACTGGAAATATTATTGTCGCGGCGCGAATCAAGGCCACTGCCGCACAAGCGGGGAATCCTGGGGCGGCATTCGGTATCGCCGCCACCACTGGAACGCAAACCGGCATTGGGGTGGGATTCGATACGTCGAACAACGTGGGGCATGCCTTTTTGGACGGTGCCGCTGCCGGGTTGAGGGGCTACAGCGCGGGGGCATTGAATACCTACTACACGGTATTTGCACAAAGGTTAAGCAACACCAATGCCTATGGCTGGATCAATGGCAATCCGGCCACGACGAGTCAGGGGGCTGCTGGCGGGGCGATTGGCACGGTTAATGAAATAGCCATTGGCGCACAGCATCGCAGCGCGGGCTATCTAAGACAGTTCAAAGGCAACATTGAGTGGGCGGCGCTGATTTATTTGCCAAAGGCGGGGACAGCGGGCACCGACGGGTTGATGTCGGATGAGTTTGCAAAGTACCTCTACGAGAGCGATTATCCCTACTCGCTGGAGGCGAAGCCGAGCAGGATATGGGTAGCGGCAGCGGGGGGTGGTGACGCAACAGCAACCATTACCGGGGTATCTGGTTCAGCGCAAGTTGGAACAGTATCCACATCAGGTAACGCCTCGGTAAGTCTACCTGGTGCATCGGGAGCGGGTAGTGTTGGCAACGTCGTCGCATCAGTTAGTGCAGCTACTGCTATCACAGGCGTTAATGGCGCTGGACAAGTCGGGAATACAACGCAAACAGGTGCAGCCAATGTTGCTGTTTCAACCGTAGCAGGAACTGGGCAAGTTGGTACTGTAAGTGCATCGGGCATTGGTGCTCCAGACGGCAACGTTGCGATCACAGGCATTGCAGGGACAGGGCAAGTCGGCACGCTTGCAGCATCGGGTAATGGAGCAGTTTCCATTACTGGCATTGCGGCCACTGGTAGTGTTGGTTCTGTAACTCCATCGGTGACTGTAACCACTACTATTACGGGTGCTATCGGTACTGGCAGTGTTGGGACTACAACGCAGACAGGCGCAGCGAATGCAACAGTATCTTCAGCAGTCGGTATTGGCCTTGTTGGCACTGTAAGTGCAACTGGCACGTCCCAAGACGGGAATGCTGTAATTTCAGGCATTAGCGGTATTGGGAGTGTAGGAATAGTAAGTGCGAATGATGGAACTGTAGTTAATAACCACGGCTTCATCATTATTGATACGGAACCGCGCTTATGGTGGAAGCGCAAACCGAGCAAGTTGGATGACAAGAAAGCAGAAGAAAAGATTTTCAAGGTCGCCAGAGTAATTGAGCGTGTGGTGAAACATGTTGCTAATTCCAACGAACCATCTGTATCGAAAGAAGTATATCGAAAGGCAGCATACGCAGAAGTAGCGCCATTACTGCGTGAAATGCCTGGATTCGATTGGTCGCCAATGTTCAGGGCAATACTGACGCAGAGCAAATTGCAGGAGCAGAACAGAATTGCAGCAGAGCAGGCCGGAATTCTAGCAAAACAGGAAATTGAACGTATCAAGCGCATTCGGGATGATGAAGAAGCATTGATAGTTTTACTTATGGGAGCATAGGCATGGACTACGAAAAAACACAGGCAGATATAGATAAAGGCCGGAAAGCAGAAGAATTACTGGAAAACGAGTTACTTAAAGAGGCGCTGACTGCCATCGAAAAGGAAATCAATGACCAGTGGCTTGCCTGCCCTGCGCGAGATAAAGAAGGAAAAGAGGCGCTTTGGCAATTAGCAAAAACTATCGAAAAGTTCAGAAACATATTGACAGGCTATGTAGAAGGTGGCAAACTTGCCACAGACCAGTTCGCCAGATTTGAGAAAGAAAGCAAGTTGCGGTCTTTCCTGAAGATGGCTTAACTAAAGGAGTACTTAAATGAATGAAGCGGAAGACACCAATCCAGAATCGGAAGTGTCGATTGATGATGTAGCCAATTTGCTGGATACGACCGACGAATCACCAGACGAAGTAAGCGACGAGGAAGACCGCGAGGATGACGCCGAAACGTAGCCGGAAGCTGACGAAGAAGTCGAGTA